CTTCAGGAACAGATAATCAATATCTTTATGTAGCAGGAGTGTTATGTGAAGGTGGTGGTGCAGGAATTACAGCAATAGATGAAGTTTATGTAGATGATAAGTTAGTAACATTTGATGGTGCTTTAACTGATGGAACAGTAAGAGGTGTTTCTAGTTCAGATACCAACTTCTATAAAGGTGGAGAATCTTTAATATCTATTCAAGGATTTTTTGGATTAGACAATCAATCAGCTTCTTCTTTGCTTGACGAAACTACAAGTTGGACTTCAGATCACAAACTATCTGGTCTTGCTTATGTTGCTTTAAGATTTAAATGGAATCAAGATGCTTTTAATGGATTACCAGAAGTTAGAGTAACTGTAAGAGGTAAGAAGATTTATGACCCTAGATTAGATTCTACTAAAGGTGGTTCTGGTTCGCATAGACAAGATGACCCTACAACTTGGGCTTATTCTGCTAACTCATCTTTAGTTCTTTTAGATTATTTAAGAAATAGCAGATATGGAAAAGGATTACCTAATGATGCCTTTGAAACTAATTACGATTCATTTAAGACTTCTGCAAATACTTGCGATACACAAGTAACTCCTTATACTGGTGCAGTAAGCGATATAAACCTATTTGAAACAAATGCAGTTATAGATAGTGAGAAAAAAGTATTAGAGAATGTAAGAGAACTCTTAGTGCCTATGAGAGCAATCTTTAATTACACACAAGGTAAATACAAAGTTATTATTGAAGGTACTGGTTCATCACAATTACTATTAACTAAAGATAATGTTGTAAGCGAAGTTAAATTACAAGGTGAAAGCAAATCAGAAAAATATAACCGAGTAATTGGTACTTTTACAAACCCAGAAAAAGATTATCAATCAGATACAGTTTCATATCCACCATTTGATGATTCAGGATTAGCAGTAGAAGATCAACACGCAACAATGTTGAGTGATGATAATAATACTTTATTAGAGAGAAGCTTTGATATGTTGCAAGTAACTTCTCCATATCAAGCAGAAGAAATTTGCGAGAACATATTAAAGAGATCAAGAAACAATTTAAAAGCAGAAGTAACAGTAACTTCAGAAGCACTTAATTTATCTATTGGAGATATAGTTACAGCTACTTACGATACAGCAGGATTTAGTGCTAAACCATTTAGAGTAATGTCTTTAGCTATCAATTCAGATTCAACAGTAACTTTAGGATTAGAGGAACACCAAGATAACTTCTATACTTGGGAAGAAAAAGGCGAAGCACCTACTATTGCTGATACTGTATTACCAAATCCTTTTTCTGTTTCTGCACCAGCTTCAGTTACTTTAGATGACCAGTTAATAGAATACTCAGATGGAGTTGTTATAACTGCTCTTGACGTAACAATCGGTGCATCACCTGATAACTTCGTGGATTATTACCAAGTAGAATACAAACTAAGCACAGAATCTACTTACCAAGTATCTGGTCAAGTCAAAGGATTAAATCATAGAATATTAAACGTGGTAGATGGATTAACTTATAACGTAAGAGTAAAAGCATTTAACACATTAGGAGTACAATCTAGCTACACTTCTGCAACAAGAACTATTGTGGGTGGAATAGCACCACCAGCAGATGTTGAAGATTTTTCTTGTAATATTATTGGAAGTGATGCTCATTTGTCATGGACACAAATACCTGATTTAGATTTAGCTTATTATGCAATTAGATTTTCTACATTAACAAGTGGTGCTTCTTGGGCTAACTCAGTTTCTCTTGTTGAAAAAGTTGCAAGACCAGCTACTTCAGTTACAGTTCCAGCAAGAGTAGGTTCATACTTAATTAAAGCAGTAGATAAAAATGGAAACTTCTCATCTAATGAAGCTGTTATAGCTACAAACATTTCAACAGTTGGAAACTTTAATGCTATTGCTACACAAACTGAATCACCTACATTTTCAGGAACTAAAAACCAAACAGTTGTTGTTGATGGAACATTAAGATTAGATTCATCAGAATTATTTGATTCTGCAACTGGAAACTTTGATTCTGCAACTTCTTTATTTGATTCAGGTGTTGGAACTTATGATTTATATTCAGAAGGAACTTATATATTTGCAAACCCAATAGATATTGGTGCTGTTTACACTTCAAGAGTAACTGCTTCTATTACACAAACTTCAGATAACTTAGATGACTTGTTTGATTCAAGAACTGGAGATTTTGATGATGGTGCTTCTAACTTTGATGGAGATACTCCTGCTAATTGTAATGCACATATTGAAATTGCTTTATCTAATGACAATATAACTTACACTTCATTTAGAAACTTTGTTGTTGGGGATTATACAGCTAGATATTATAAATTTAGAGTTTCACTTCGTTCATTTGATTTAGCATCTACTCCAGTTATTAGTGCTTTATCAGTTTCTATTGATATGCCAGATAGAATATTTAGTGGAAATGATATTGTTTCAGGTACAAGTACATACACAGTAACATTTACAAATCCATTTTATTCTGCTAACTATGCTGTTGGTATTACTGCACAAGGTTTAGCTACTGGTGATTACTACTTACTGACAAACAAAACTATAAATGGTTTTGATGTAGCTTTCAAAAATAGTAGTGGAACTGGTGTAAGTAAAACTTTTGACTACCTTGCAAAAGGTTATTGATTAATATATTAGATAGATTATGGCACAACACGATATGAATATTGCGAATCAGGGTTTCCCTGCATTTCGTTCAGATTTAAACAACGCACTATCAGCAATTCAAACAACTCATTCAGGAACATCAAGACCGACTGGTGCTGTCGCAGGACAAATTTGGTTAGACACAACTACTGCAACTTCTCCTACTTTAAAATATTATGATGGTGCTGATGACATTTCTTTAGCAACTATTGACCATTCTGCTAACACAGTAAATTGGTTAGATAGTACAGTTTCAATAACTGGTCTATCAACAACTGCAACTGGCACAGTTTTAACACTTTCAGATTCAGCTTCTACATCAACAGTAAATTTAATTATAGACAATCAAAAAGAAATTCAATTTAGAGAAACAACAGCTAATGGAACTAACTATGTAGCATTAAAAGCACCAGCTAGTATTAGTGCTGATTTAACTTTTACTTTACCTGCAACTGATGGAACTAATGGACAAGTATTAACAACAAATGGTTCTGGTGTACTTTCATTCGCAACTCCTGCTTCTGGTATTTCTTGGCAATCTTCAGTTAAGACTTCTGGTTTTACTGCTGTTGCTGGAGAAGGATATTTTTGTAATACAACTTCATCTGCATTTACAGTAACATTACCTGCAACACCAACTGCTGGACAACAAATTGCTTTAGTAGATTACGCAGGAACTTTTGATACTAATGCACTTACAATAAATCCTAATGGGAATAAAATAGAAAGTGGCACAGCTAATTTAGCATTATCTGGTGATAGAGAAGGTGCAACATTAGTTTATATAGATTCAACACAAGGTTGGTTAGCAACATCAGGAATTAACGAAGGAACAGATGCTTTATCACCACCACCTTATTCAATAGATTTTTTAGTAATTGCTGGGGGAGGTGGAGGAGGTAGAGTTGCTAGTACTTTTGGTTGGAGTTCTGGAGCAGGAGGTGGTGCTGGAGGTTATAGAACATCTACTCAAGCAGTTGCATTAGGAACAGTAATTACAGTAACAGTTGGAGATGGTGGTACTGGTCAAGCATCAGCACCATCAGGAACTACATCAGCAGTCGCACCAAGTGGTTCAGATTCTTCAATATCAGGTTCAGGATTAACAACTATCACTTCTGCTGGAGGAGGAGGTGGTGGTTCAGGAAATATTAATGGAGCAAATGGTGGTTCAGGAGGAGGTGCTGGAGCACCAAATTTTACTGGTGGAACTGGTAACACTCCTAGCACATCTCCGAGTCAAGGTAATAATGGTGGAAATAGTTCATCAGATGCTTCAGGGGGAGGAGGTGGTGCTGGAGCAGTAGGTGTTACTGGTACTCAATCTCCATTAGTTGGTGGTGATGGTGGTGCAGGTACAGCTTCTTCAATAACTGGTTCTTCAGTTACAAGAGCAGGTGGAGGTGGAGGTGGTACTTTTGGTGGTGGAACTGCTGGTTCAGGTGGGTCAGGTGGAGGTGGAAATGCTGGTACTGCTGGTGCTGGTAATAATGGTTCAAATGCCACAGCTAATACTGGTGGTGGTGGAGGTGGTGGTAGCACTACTCAACCTGCTGGTAATGCATTTGGTGGAGGAAATGGTGGTAAAGGAGTTGTTATATTAAGTATGCCAACAGCTAGTTACTCATCTACTACAACTGGTTCGCCAACTGTTACAACATCTGGTAGTAATACAATTTTACAATTTAATGGTTCAGGGAGTTACACAGCATAATGGCTAGTTTTGCAAAAATAGGTTTAAATGGAAAAGTGATTGAAGTTCAATCAGTAGTTAATGAAGTATTACATGATGCTAATGGAGTTGAACAAGAATCAATAGGTATTGATTTCTTAACTAAATTAACTGGTTGGGCAATTTGGAAACAAACATCTTATAATACACAAGCTGGAGTTCATAAATTTGGAGGAACACCTTTTAGAAAAAATTTTGCAGGTATAGGATATACTTATGATGAAGATAGAGATGCTTTTATACCACCAAAACCTTTTAAATCTTGGGTATTGAATGAATCTACTTGTCAATGGGAAACACCAATTTCTATGCCAACAGAAGAATTAGAAAATAATCAGTATTATTCTTGGAATGAATCTATTATAAATTGGGAGATTAAAACAAAAGAATAAACAAAAAGGAAGGAAATGTCAGAAATAATAAAAATACAAGAACCTAAATTTGAAAATTCATCTTGGAATTTTGAAATAGACCAAATTAATCTTTACGCATTTTGGAATAACGCATTTACAAAAGAAGAATGTCAAACAATTATTAATATAGCAAAAGACAAAGGTTTAGTTAAAGGAAAAACTAAAGGAGATACAAAAGATGTAAGAGATTCTAAAATATCTTGGTTATACCCTATTGATAATATGGATTGGGTATTTCGTAGAGTAACTGACATAACATTAAATCTAAATGAAAGATTTTTTAAATTTGATTTATTTGGATTAAATGAAGGATTTCAATTTACAAATTATGAAGCACCATCTGGTAAATATGGTAAACATGTTGATAGAGCAATAAATATTCCAGTTAGAAAATTATCTATTTCTATTCAATTAACAAATCCTGAAGAATACGAAGGTGGAGAACTTTATTTATATGATGGAGATAAAGGAAACCTTATGGATAAAAGACAAGGAACTTTAATTATGTTTCCTTCTTATGTATTGCACGAAGTTATGCCAGTAACAAAAGGAGAAAGAAATTCTTTAGTAACTTGGGTAACTGGCAAACAATTTAAATGATAGTAAGAAAATTATCTATTGAAGCAACAATAAAACGATACACTAATGAAAATGGTTTTTCTTGGGGTATTAATACAGTAATGAAGTCTTTAGCACCTAACGCAAGTTTTGACTTAACATCTGCTGGAGGAACATTTATTATAGACAGATGGGATTCTCCTTTGCCACAACCTACATCACAAGAAATAAGAGATGAATATATTAGGCAACAAACTATTGCTGAAGTTATTGATTATCTTAAAACAAAAGACTTTGACTTAATTAAATTTGTGTGCGATAAAAAATAATATGACATTTTTCATTTTAGGAACAGTTCTTGGCTTATATTTAGAGTGGAAGTTTGAGATAGCCAAATACATTATTGAATCTGTAAAAGAACATTTAAACATAAAGTAGTCTTGAATTTTGTGCGTTGCACAATTATATATCCTGCATGATATATACGACTGAAGAAAATAACTTTTACTCAAAGGAGAACTCAATGTTAAACTATTCTGACATTAAGAACTACTGGACTAAATTCTACGCAGATGCTTTTGAAGATGCAAAATCATTTTGGAAGAACTATTTAGACACAGTTCAAAACATATACAAAAAATAACTTTATTTTGACAAACTAATTTGATATTAATGCACAAAAATTTAATGTGCATTTACAAACTTTGGATTGGTGGTTGTTGCTTACTATCTAGTTGCAAATGCTTAGATAACTATGCCAAGAACTACCAACGAAGAATTAATCAGTCTAAGGGGACACATTACAGGAATTAAACGAGAAGTTAAGATACTAGGAACTTCAGTCTATAAATTAGAAAAACAAATGACTAGTTTATACTGGGCTATTCTTTGTGGGCTTGGTGCTTTGTCTTTAGCATTAATAACTATTTTCTTGGCTAAGTAAGTATTGCCAATTAAAACGAATACAACTACTAGTTAGTTTATGAATAAAAGAATCTTAGTTATTTCTGATTTACATATTCCATATCATAGACCAGATTCATTTGAGTTCTTAAAAGAAATTAAAAAACAATACAAGCCAGATACGATTGTAAACATAGGTGATGAGATTGATTGCCACGCATTATCGTTCCATGACCACAATCCTGATTTAGCTTCTGCTGGACATGAACTTGTAAGAGCAAAAGATTTTATAAAAGAATTAGAATCAATATTTCCTGAAATGACTTTGCTAGACTCAAATCATTCTAGTTTAGTTTATCGTAGAGCAATTAAATCAGGAATACCTAGAGGTTATCTAAAAGAATATAACGAGTTCTTAAATGTTAAAAAATGGAACTGGGTAGATAACTTAACACTAACACTTCCTAATAAACAAAGATGTTTTTTTACTCATGGAATATCTGCTGATGTAACTAAAGTATCTCAGATTAATGGAATGAGTTGTGTTCAGGGACATTTTCATTCTAAGTTCAAGATTGAATACTGGGCTAATCCTGATGCACTATTTTTTGCTATGCAAGTAGGTTGCTTAATACAACAAACTAATATGGCTTTTACTTATTCTAAAAACTTTAAAACAAAATTTCTAATGGGTTGTGGAATGATTATAGATTCTACTCCAAGACTTATGCCAATGGTACTTAACAAAGAAGGAAAATGGGTAGGGAAGTTAGTTTAAAAGAATTACTGTTTAGCGAGACAGCTACAAGACTTGGAATTGACAACACTCCAACTGACCAAATCCTAATTAACTTACAAACATTAATCTACGAAGTAATCAATCCAATAGTAAATCATTTTGGAGATATAAAAATAACTTCTGGCTATCGTTCTCCTGCTTTATGCAAAGCAATAGGTTCAAGTGAGAGAAGCCAACACACAACTGGAATGGCAGTTGATTGCGAAGTCTTAGGAGTTCCTAATAAAGAACTTGCTGACTGGATAGTTAATCATTTAGAATTTGACCAATGTATTTTAGAATTTTGGAAACCAGAAGAAATCAATTCAGGGTGGGTTCATGTAAGTTACAACAAAACTGGTAATCGTAAAATGTATTTAAGAGCATACAAAGCAAATGGAAGAACTGTTTATGAAGTCTTATAAAAAACAAGTTGGTGGAAACCACTATAAAAAATACAAGATTCAACCAATAGAATTTATATTAAAAAATAATATTGGATTTTGTGAAGGTAATGTCATAAAGTATATTTTAAGATTTAGAGAGAAGGGATTAATTGCTGATTTAGATAAAGCAATTCATTATATTGAACTACTTAAAGATTCAATTAAAAGTAGTAAATAGCATAAATCTGATTTAAACGCATTTTAAAGCATATTAGCTTTATAATGAGAAACAGCTTAAAAACTACTATACCATTAAAATTTAGGGGTATTTTGAGGGTTTAAATAGGCAAATTTAGAACATTTAGAGAACGATATGGACATTATAAGAATAGACCCAGATTTTACACCAGAAACACACACTATTGGTGCTACATCTGCTCAATCATCAGCTATTATAACTCAATCAGGTATTATTAGAATAGCTGTTACAGGAACTCATGCTCACGTTGCATTTGGGGCAAATCCAACAGCGACTGAAGAAGATGTTATATGTACACAAGATTCAGTTCAATACTTTGCATTTAAATCAGGAGATAAAGTAGCTTTCATTAAATCAGGTGATGGAACTGGTCAAATAAACATTTGTGCAGTAGATTAATATGATTCCAGCTATAACTGCTCTTGCACCTATTATTAATAAAGTTTTTGGAGTAATAGACAAATCTATTACTGATAAAGACTTAGCATTAAAATTAAAGAACGATTTGAATATGCAGTTACTTCAATCTGGTACTGAAGAACTAAAAGCTACTGCAAGAATAGTTGAAGCTGAAGCTAAATCAAATTGGTTTGTAGCATCTTGGAGACCATTACTAATGTATGTATTGATTGCTATTCTAATTTGGAATTTTATTATTAGTCCAATAATCTTAGTCTTATTTAAAATAAATGCTCAGGTGCTTTTACCTACTGATGTTTGGACATTATTACAAATAGGTTTGGGTGGATATGTGGTTGGTCGTTCAGGAGAATCTATCGCAAGAACTTTAGCAAATAGACCAGCACAAAAAGATGAATAATTTTTATCTAGTTACCTATTCCATT